CATTAATAGAATTATCATTTAATGTTGAATTTATTATAATATTTCTAACCTCAACAAACGGTAGCCAGAACTCTAAAACATCTAAAATTTCATTTTGGATTGTTAAGGTAGACTCATCCGTAATATTTTGAAACAAAAACTTTCTCAAACCTATACCCAAATTAGGTTGAAAAAATCTTTCACCCTTTTCAGTATTTAATAAATTTCTTATGTTGTTCTTTACAGCCTCGATGGTGGTTGAGGTAGTTGCAAAAAAGCCATCACTACTAGAACCTCTACGAATTGGTAAGTCTATACCAATTTTTATATTAGTGTCATTATCCTCTATGTAAGGTTTTCTTGTAGTATCTTTTATCGCCATTATAAGAATTCCTCTATGTCTTCACGAAACAATTTTACATTTGTATTTTCTCTCTGTCCGTCCACATCATTGACATCAAACGATTGTTGTGAATTTGGGTCTTCACCTATGAACACATATCCAGTTGAGTCCAAACCCCCACCTGTATTTGTTGTAAAATCAGGTGATGTCACGTTTGAATCTTTTTCTAAATTTAGTTTAGCTAATGTGCCACCACCCAACCCTCCTTGTAATGGAATAGCTGGACCAGGAGCTCCTCCTGGATAAGGTATATAGGTAACTTGAGTTCCAATATTTACATTTTGGTCAGGTATTTTAAAATCTTCTAATACAACAGGTGCTTTTAATTCTGTAATTTTAAAATCAACGTTTGTTAAAAAATTTACAAACGCTTCTTTCAAAAGTTCAGACTCTATTTCAATAGCTGAACCAGCAGATGTATTGATATCAGACTCTTCAATACCTTGAGCTTTTAACCCTTCAACTTTTGCATTAATAATGTCTTGTTTTAATCCCACTATTACCTTCCAAGTTTTCTATTAGATTTTTCTATTGACTTTTCTAACACTTGACTATAATCTTTATTTAAGAATTGACTCATAGGGTCACTTGATGGAACTTGTTGTGTTTCATTCATCATATCCCCATATTGTCCACTAACTAATTCATTCATTCTATTAGATGTAAACTCACCACCACCCATCGTTTTCCAACCATCATCTTGAGCTGTTTCATTCAATACATCATTCAATATTGAATTTTTTGTAAATGATTTTTTTTCAACGATATTCTTTGGTTGTGATTTTGATTGAGCTGGTTGTTTCAATTCAGTTATTACCTCTTGGATTGCCATAGCAACTTCTTCTCTAACGATTTGTCTAATTAGTGTTTTTATGTTTGTTTTTTTCTTCATGTATACCTCTTTATCTATTTGGTTCAATAAAATGATGTTGACTTAATATAGTTGTTAACTTTTGTTCCAATGGTTCTATTTTTGCCAGCAAAGGAGTTTGTTGTGAATCAATTAATGGTATAGGTACACCTTGAACAAAAGCGTTTGCTCCTTTTAATTCAGCCAAAAGTTCTCTAAAAATACCTAACAACACATTACCAAGAATCATTGGTTCCATTTCCCTACTAGTATTATTAGGATTTGGACTTCCTAAAAATGTGTTATTAGCCTCTATGATTAAATTCTGATTGTTTGATATTGTCATCGTCCGCCCAGTTCCAATATGAATGTCTTTGAGTGATGAAATAAAAATATCGTCTTTTTTTGTATTCATAGTAATTCTATCTGAGTTTATTAGGATTTGATTTTCATTATCACCCTTACCAAAATCTTGAATTAAACCAGTGCTATTATCAACTTGGTTTACATCTGAAACTAAATTACCAATTGTTCTTGGATTATCCTCGACAATATCTGATGATAATTCAAATCTATCAAAATCTACTCCATTGATGGTGTCAACATATCCACCAAAATGCTGAGTCAAAGACCCTTTGGATGTTATACTAATTAAACTTCCATCACCTAAACTTTCAGCTTTGTTAAATTCATTCTGTTCATTCGAAATAAAAATGTAGGGATTTTTGAATCTACTACCAACTCTTATACTATTACCATGTCTACCTTCAATCATAAAGTCACCATGATTTTCAATCGGTGAACGATTATTTTGTTCCCAACCGCCCTCTGGATTATCAAGGTCATCATTTTGTAATTTATGTAATCGTCTTCTACTAACTTGTTTAACAAAATTTACGGAATCAGACACAGTATTATTACTTTTATTATCAACATTATAATTAACATTATTATCAGTATTTAAAGGCCCTAAATAATATCTATTGTCACCAATACTACATAATAAAACCGGGTCACCTTTACTTGGTGTTTCATTCATTCCTCTTAATAAAGGTTTGTATCTAAATTCATCGGTAAGTCTCGAGTCAAGTAATGGTGGGGGTTCATCAAACAAATGAGGTCGTGCAATAATGGTGTTGATATTTTCTTCGTTTAGTCCAAATCTAATACTATCAGTAGACGTACAATTTTCAATACATTTACCTTCAACAAATTGAACTAAAACAGGCACGTTAATTTCTTTACCAAACGAACCTTTAACTTTCATCCCATCATTTAGAATTACAGAGCTCATTTATTCACCTTTAAAATCAATTGATTTATTTTTTATTTTATCTAACCTATCACTTTCTTTTTGTAAATCATCCACAGTGTCTTGGAGTGTACCCATTAATTCAGCCTTTTCCTCATCACTTAATAACATTGATTCATCGGATTCACCTTGTGATTTAGAAATAATTCTTTGTAAAACCCCAGCTAATTTAACAAGATGTTCATCGTTACGAACAGCTGTATCCATGTACTCTTTTATAATGGGTGCAACTAATACTACATCATCTATAGTTGTTATAAATCCATGTATTTCAGATATTAACAAATCAATTTGAACCTTACGCTTTGTCGTGTTTTCGTAAATATCTTTTGTTAAATCTTGAAAAGTTTTTCCCTCAAATATTTCTTTTTCGTTTGACATTAATTCCTTAGATGTATTTATTCATATATAAATATTAAATTTGTAAGAAAGTTAATAAAAATAAAAAACCCACTTAACATAAATGGGTTTTTTTATTACTATTTATTTTGTTGAATATTTAAAAAAAAGAACTAGTTTTATGATTTATAACTGAACCATTTAAATAATACTCATTTAATATCTTTTTATAATACTTTTTCATAACATTTACAACTGATGTAATATGAGAGGTGTTAACATCTGCCATTTCTCTTATTAAAATATAAAGTGACTTTTTATTAAAGTTTTCAATATCATCAATTCTTTTCATCAGTTCAACAATTGAATAAGCTATCTTAATATCTCTTTGTTTTTTAAACATTGTGGGTAAATTACTTTCAAAGTAGTCAATAACTTCCTCAGTCAAGTGTTTCATATCAACATTATTGTGTATTTTTTTATTCTTCGCTGAGTCTAATACACTCAATTCATCATGTGTTTTAAGTTTTTTATAATTATTATTATTATGTAGAATTAAATAATTTTTAGCTACAACAGAAAAATAACTAAATGCCTTTGAGCCTTTTGTGTGGTCATATTTATGAATATTCATTACCATAAAAGCTACTACTTCATGTTTAACATCAACAAATGGGTCATCAAAATAAGTGAACTTAAAAGTATTTATAATATTTTCAGCTAATTTATCAAACGCTGGATGTATTTTTTTTCCATAAATTTTATTTCTTAAATTGTTATCCTCTGAAGAATTGTATTCCACAATAGCATCTTGTACCTCTTGACCAAAATAAACTTTTCGTTTTTTCTTTTTAACTATTTTTTTTATTTCAGATTTAACATCATTAGTTTTATTTTTTGGCATTTTGTGTCTCCTCTTCAAATATTCCATCTAAGGATAATTGAATTTGTTTTAATTGTTCAAAGAAAAAACCAGTTTCATCATCCGATTCATAATGGCCTTTTGCATCTACAAGTTTCATTTTTTCTGTCGAGAATTTTATTACTTGTTGAATTTGTAAAATAAATTCTTCGTATTGAGTTATTCTTCGTAATGAGTATCGTAATAAAACTAACATTATTAATGATATTAAGAAAAAAAATATTGTTAAAAACCACCACATAATAATCTCCTAATTTGCAAATAACTCATCAAACTTTTGTTTAAGGTTATCTACCTGCTTCTGTTCGTTTTTAGTTTTTGGAACTTTTGTATTGGTTGGCTCTTCCACATTATCACCCCGTTTCCATTGGTCGAACTCAATGT